CGTCGCCCACTGGGGTCTTTTCCACGGAGGACACTACGCCGTCTTTGTAAAACACAAAGGAGAGTGGCGTCTGGCGGATGACGAGACGACGACGGGAGTGGAGGCACCGGACGGACGCACCATGTGTTCCATGGCGTGGTATAAAAAAATACGTTCTGTGCCCGCTTGAACGAATCAAGTGCATTGACATGTATCAAATCATGGAGTGCTCGGTATGCTACGAGACTGGACCGTGTCGCCGACTGTGCTGTGGTCACGAGTTTTGTTCGGGGTGTATAAAGAGCTGGTATCTCAAGGGAACCGGAACCGGGTGTCCGATGTGCCGTCGACCAATCTATTTCAAGGGGTTCAAGATGGTACAGGATCAATGGGACGAAGATGCGTGGCACACAAGATGTTCTGAGGCGTTTGAGGCGTCGGTCGAAAACGTCCTCGAAAACTTTGAAGAGATGAAGACTCAATGGCCCGTCGAGTTTCACCCTTTTTTCCGGAGACAGGCGATGCGTCACATGCTCATGAACGAGCGTATGATTCGTTGTCTGAAGGACTGTGGACATACAGCTGATGAGATTGACTACCTGGTGAACGAGACCGACATGTACTTTTCCAAGAGCAGTTGGCAATACGTCGACGAGCCCATACAAGACAAGGTGCCGTATAAAGTGAAGCGAGCTTATAGAAAGAATGGACCGTTTAATATGGAGTAAACTTCCTTCTGAACTCATACGCAAAATCGTCCTCTTGTCCACCCCAAGCATAGATACCCGTCTTTATTTCAATTTGCCTTCACAGAAACTCGACGAGGAACGAGTGCGTCGTCTTGGGTGGAGACTTTTTTGTTGTAACGATGGCATCTTTTATAATCCAGAATCAAAATCGTTACATGTTTTACGAATACCCAGGTGTCACGTCATTCATCGACCCATTGAAATGGATTCCATGGATGAGTGGTTTTCAGTCTTTAATCAGGTGGGACGTGCGCACAACATAGAGACACATACACCACACGGCAATTACGTCAAAAGTTCATCAGAACCATTTTACACAGAGTTTCGTGTTTTGCTCATGTCAGATTGGCCCGGTCCTAGAACATAATCTTGCACACGTCCGAAATTTTGTACAGGATATTAAACACCTGGTGTCGCTCCGCGGCATTCACGGGTGGGTCCAAAATCTCAAGCTCAATCTGATACTCAATCTCCTCCTCTGAATCCTTATCCTTGGCGTCACCGCTCACCTCCGAGAGATCGATCGACAGACCCTTGCGTACGAACGAATACCGCTTACGCTTCTTGGTCCGGGTAAAATTCTCATCGTCCACGTCAGCATCGCGGTCATATGGCACCTCGGATGAAATACCGAGTCGAGCATCCACTGGAAACCCGTCAAGCATCTGGTCATTCACCAGGATACGCTGTTTGATGACACATGACTCCATTTCATCCGTGAGGTCATTCATGACGACGCGTTTTCCAGTCGCCGTGTCGATGTACACGGTTGATTGACTCTCGTTGACCGATTCCCATCCATCGTACTTGCGAAGGCGCCGAAGCACCTTTTCGAACGTCGCTCGTCCGACGTTCGTGTCAAATTTGCCGCGATTCACCTTGCCCAGCCGAATCTCAATCTCGACATTCGGCTGGTCACGATACTGTTCAATCGTATTCTCCCACGCACTGAAGAGCGTAGTCATGGTTTCCATTACAGGAGAGTGGTTCGTTGTGTTTAGATGGCGAGTCGAGCAATTTTGACTGCCAAGTTGTGGGGAAGAACAGCAGAAAGAACACGGACTCGGGCGTTGTGTCGAACGCGCGCCTTTGCAGCTGGAACTAGAGCCCGCATCGCCTCATTCTGGTTTCGCACACGGAGACCGGTAGGATAATATCTCCTCACTAGTTCCCTATAGGCGTTTGACACCTGTCTTACAACGCGGTTGTAATGTGCCCACGTGCGATTATAGTTCGCCCTGGCGCGCGCCAGATTACGACGAGTCTGTTCGTTGTTACGTGAAGCATGCTGTATCATCGCAGTGTTACGAGCGCGCCCTGCATTGTGAACCGCAGTTACTGCGGGTCCATGAGCGCGGCTGCCTTCATTCCATCTCTGTTCTGCTGAAAGCACCATACCAAAGAATGAGAAAATTATCAAACGTCGAGATCAGTCCCGATGATGTTCTCGTTAATCACGTCGACTCCGAAGATGAGTTTCTGATTTGCATACGCCTTGTCTCGGTAGGTTGTTGATCCTGTTCGAACATCGATTTCTCGAGACGAAAACGGACCCGCGTAAATGTCCTCGTTGAACTTGCACCGGCCGAGCACATTCTCTTGACAGTGCTGATTGAAAATCTGTACAAACAGCTTCTGCGGGATGCACTTGTCTGGTCCGTACACCAGCTTGTCGCTCGCCAAAAAGTGTTGGAGCGGGTTGGTCACCGTCGCCACCTGTGCCTGCACAGACTTGAAGTACGGTGGCAAAACACCCCAGATGTCCTTCTTCGAGTACTTACCCGCGTAATCCAGGTAGGCTCGGACGCACTTGCATAGGATCGAAGGAATCTCAGCCTCAAGTTTTCCGTCGAGCTGCGGATCGGGCTGCGCCACCTGGCGTGCAAAGTTCCACGTCACGAGACGGCGAAGCACGGACCCGGAGTTGTCGCGGTAGCTCGGCACCTCGTTTCCGCCGAGGATACCCGGGACGTTCCATGTCATCGACAAAGCCTTTTCATTCTTGCGCGCTATGGACACATCCTCACCCGAAACCATCGACTGAAACTCAGCTTGCTCGAGTGCCAAGTCACCCTTGACCTCGGGGCTGATGAACATGAACCCGTCGTGGATCGACCAGAGTCCAAACTTCTTCTCGATGTTGTTTGACAGCGTTCGAACATCCTCAGAGTCGTAGAAACGCTTGCACACCTTAGTGATGATGGTCGACTTACCGGACCCGGCGATACCCTTGAGGAAAGGAATCACCTGCCAGGCATCCTGGTCGTTCGTGTCGAAACACAGACGACCGATGAACACGTACAGCCACTCCATAACCTCCTTTGAAAAGCGCTGGTACTCCATGATGGACTCGATCACGGGCGTTTTGATATCCTGCCACTTTTCAATCGTCATATTGCTCTCCGGAAACTCCTGATCGAAAAACTTACAGCTCACGACCGTCGGGTCCAGGTTTGCAATTTCGGTCGACCCGTACGGGTAAAACCGGGACGTGTATCCATCACATGACCATTCCTTCCCGACAAAGATGCCGTTCGTGAACGACCACACGGTTCGATTCTTCTGAATCTCTGGAAACTGAATGTCGCGACACATCGACAGGTGCGTCACCGTGTCCCGAACGATACCACCCTTGCTCGTCAGGTTACGCCACATGTCATACTTGTCCTCCTTTTGCGTATAGAAATACACAAACTCCTTGATCTCCATGACGGGCTTCCATGCACGGGTCAAGTGTCCGTCGGACGTTTCAATCTGCTTACAGCACTGCCCCTTGTACCGCTTCATTTTCTGTGTGTACGTCTTGTTCAGCAGGTACAGCAGCAGACGCTGGTACGGGCTCGCTTCGTCATCCTCATCTGCAGAGTCGAGCGTCTTGCACCGGAAGAGCGACGAATCCATATCACCAGCCATTGGTGCAATTGTCGGGCTGTTGATTCTTTCAAATGACCGGACGTACCGGAATATGATTTCGTAAGCGTCGTCGGCAGTCTCGATGAGTCGCATCAGACGGTGCGCGATGCGAAACTCGTCGCCGTTGACATCCTCCGACGATTTATCCTTGATTCCCAGTTCGCTCGAACGATGATACAGCTCGGAGAAGAGGTTCACCAGGCGACGCTTCTGTTCCTGAATCCGCTCCAGATCTACATTCTGGGGCATACCGTTCGGGTCCAGTTCGTCGTCCCGGAAAAATTGTCTAAATCCATTGGTGAGCGGTGCAAACCGATCCCCTTTACAGGTGAGACCCATCTTTTCCTCGAGTTGACCGATGAAATGTTCGAGACGTTCTGGGACGAGACTTGACACCTCAGAACGCATAACCTCCATGCGAATTTCATGCGCATGCTCCGGTGGTTGGTCCCGGTCGAGTGTGTGAACATCAGCCGGGACCGTCATAGTACAAGAGCGTTATATTTTTTTATCAGACTGAGGCAGCTGCTGGCTTCAGGCTGGAGATGGCCGAGAGCATCTTCACCAGGATCAGGTTCTGCTTCTCCAGGTGCTTGGCGATTTGCTCAGCAGCATCCTTCAGGCTGGCCAGGGACGTGGCAATCGTCTCGCCGTCGTCGGTCGTCAGGAAGTTGGCGAGCGCCTCCATCGGGTCCATCATGTCCATCTCCTCAAAGTCATCCTCGCCCTCGGCGTCAACCAGGTCGGGTACGGTGTCGTCGGCTTCACTGTTCGGCATTTATAGTACCGTGAGTAAATTGTTTAGGCTTTATGGCGCGCGTTCCGTCTGACGCCCGAAATTTTTTTCTTGGCTAAGAGTACAAAGCGAATCATGGCCGGCGGACTTATGCAACTCGTAGCTTACGGTGCCCAGGATGTTTACCTGACCGGTAACCCCAAGGTGACTTTCTTCCAGGCGGTGTACAAGCGCCACACGAACTTTGCGATGGAGCTGATCCAGCAGACCACCAACGGCTCCCCAGCCAGCAGCGGTCGTGTGTCCGTGACCATCGCTCGTAACGGCGACCTGGTTGGCAACATGCACGTGGCTCTGACGCCCACGTCCAACGTGCTGACCTCCAACAACAGCGGCTTCGACACCAACTGGGTGGCTGAGCGTGCCATTGCCGCCGTTGAGCTGACCATCGGTGGCCAGCGCATCGACAAGCACTACCAGACCTGGTGGCGTCTGTATGCCGAGGTGTTCCTGAATGAGTCCGACAAGTACGCATGGGGCAAGATGACGACGATGGCCAACCCCATCGCGACGAGCGCATCTGCCCTGTCCCCATCCAAGGTGTACCTGCCCCTGCTGTTCTTCTTCAACCGCAACCCCGGCCTGTACCTGCCCCTGATCGCCCTGCAGTACCACGAGGTGCGCCTGGACTTCGACCTGACTGCTTACTACGCTAGCTACTTCGGCACGACCAACGCCTTCGAGGTGTGGGCCAACTACGTGTACCTGGACACTGAGGAGCGTCGCCGCTTCGCCCAGAAGGGTCACGAGTACCTGATCGAGCAGGTGCAGCACACCGGCGGTGACCAGCTGTCTACCTCTGGCACCGAGGGCAATGTGCAGCTGATCCGCCTGTCGTTCAACCACCCAGTCAAGGAGCTGGTCTGGTGCTACACCAACCCGGCTGCCAGCGCTTCGGCTCAGCTGAACGCCATGTGGAACTTCTGCACGAGCACTGGTAACGTCAATGTGACATCCAACGTGCTGACGCTGCAGGCGTCCAACAACTACATCATGCCCAATGTGACTGGTGTGCCTCAGCTGATTTCCACCGCCGGTGTGAACGCATCCAACATCGGTCTGGCTGGTTCGTTCAGCGGCAACGCTTTCTGGGTTGAGCAGGGCACACAGACGGTTTACACCACAGGCCCAGGCGTGGAGGTGGGTCCTCTGCACCTGTTCAAGGTGATCCTGAACGGCCAGGACCGCTTCAAGGAGCAGTACGGCAACTACTTCAACAGCGTCCAGCCATTCTACCACCACACCGGCACCCCCTACCCCGGCATCTACGTGTACTCGTTCGCCCTGCAGCCCGAGGAGCACCAGCCAACCGGCACCTGCAACTTCTCTCGCATTGACAACGCCCAGGTGTCCGTGCAGATGAAGTCCAACAACCAGGCGACTCTGCAGAAGCTGTTCGCCGTCAACTACAACATCCTGCGTATCCAGTCTGGCATGGGCGGCCTTGCGTTCTCCAACTAGACGTTTCGTAAAACAAAAAAAACGGGTCTCCGCTTCGGCGGGCTTCGGCCCCAAGAATGTTCAAGATTCTTGGGTTCGAAATAGGAGAAGTTGGCGTGTTCGCTTGCGAATCCAGAGGGGTGTTTGATGTGCTCGGGGTAATCACTTCCGTCCGAAAATTTTCCGGACCAGATTGTTTGGGAGACGTCCGAACGGAGTTCGTGCAAATGCGGTGCGCTTCCGGTTAGCACGACCGCGTTCGATACGCTGGATGGTTCGGGCGGCGCGGTTACGCCGTCTCTTTATATTGCCTACGGTGCCTTCACCGAACAAATTCACATTCAAACGGTTTACATTATTCGGTTCGGGTTCCCATGCCCATGTATAAAGCTGCCAGTGGTTCGGAGCGCGAGTCCATCCTGTGTTGTCGCGGCGCCTCACGTAAAATTCCCCGTTTTCGGAGTAGAATGGTCGAGCTGCCGCCGTAATATACTTTGTCTGCACCTTCACCATTTATAAAGACGCAGAAATTTAACGACGACCAGCCGAACGAATTATTACCCTTTGCATATTCATGAGTGAGTTGTTTCCAGTCGTTCTACGCTTCTTGGCCGCGGCTCGATATAATTGTTCTAGGTTTATACCGTACGGACCATAATAATTACTGCGAGTCAAAAAAAAGAGGGATGTCTCATGTGTTCCGCTTGAGTATTTTACGGACGAGATTGGCTGGAAGTGCGCGACCGAACGCCGAGTGAGCGAATGCGGTTCTCTTCCGGGACGCACGACCGCGCTCGACACGCTGGATGGTACGGGCGGCGCGGTTACGCTTTATATTACCTACGGTGCCTTGATAATTCAAATTATTCGGCTGCGACCGCGTGAAAGCGAGCCAATCATTGGAAAGTCTGCGCCAACCATTGCTGTGGTGAGTATAAAACTGACCGAGTTCAGAGTATATGGGTTGAGCCATCGCCGTGAAATATTGGGTCTGACGCTTCACCATACTATCTAAGTCTGAAAATTTTTCGGATGACATTATCTATCTAGAAAAATAAAGAGTCTTCAGAGATATGAAGTGGTCCGAGGTTGACACGTCAACGCTCGTCTTTGCTGGAAAGCGTGGAGGGGGGACGAAAGTGACGCAGGCGGATGGGTCCGTGCTTCGCTTCCAGATTCCTACGGGGCGCTATTAAAGAAATTGAAGTTTGAAGAAGATAATGGAACTCTGTGTGCAGTTGTCGTGTCCATGTCGTCCTGCGTTTCAGTATAAAACACCTGCGTCGCTCGCGGCTCACAAAAAGACGAAACTGCACAAGTCATGGGAGATGACTCAGGAAAACAAACAAGATAAGATTCGGTCCAAGGATTTTGAAAATGAAATCGAACGTCTCAAACGCCGTCTCGAACACAAAGAAGAAATTGAGACGGAGCTTATTGCACGAATTCATCAACTCGAATACGAACTCACGTACTGGAAGAAATCATCCGAAGGGGTTTATTTATAAAAATCTGCTCCACTTATATGGAGAGAGCCCAGAAGGCGTACCGTAACTTTAAAAATGCTGATGCGGCATTTCGAAGTGCCTCAGCCAACTTCAAAAGTCGCTGGCCAGTTGTATTTTACAAATATTTTGGTCATTCGTTAAATGCTGCGACTGAAAAGATGAATAAAGAATATCACAATTCCCATCAACGAATGCTGAACGCATACACGCGTCGAGAAAAGGCGTATAATAATTTTATAAATGCGGCGAAACCGTTTAATATTCCCGTGAAGAACGTGAACACGATGAAGTTTGCATTGAATCAGATCAAGTTATACAGACCACCAAATAAACCAGGTGGGTTCGGTGGCCTCGGATACGAAGAGGTGATGCTTCGTTGGCGCAAAAAGCCAAACCGTGCCAAGTCTGCGTCACCGGGTCGCCGCCGTTCACCGCTCAAGAGAGCACACTCGGCACATTTCTAAAAATTTTCTGGTACACTCGTATGGAGCGAGCTCAGAAGGCGTACCGTAATTTTAAAAATGCGAATAGAGCTTACACGAATGCATCGAATAATATGTATCACGCTCGACACAATAGAAGCGCCGTCCAACAAGCTATGAGGAATGCGTTCAGAGACAGACATGCGGCACTGAAAGAGTTTATCAACGCGACGAAAAATTTTGCAATTCCCAAAGGGCTCGCCCCGAACGATATAAAACGTGCGCTCAATGTGATTGCGTACCCACCGGTCAACATCTCATGGAACAAGCTCGGAAACAATATCGACCCGATTACGATGTATGGGAGAGTCGCGAGTGAAACGAGCATAAAGTGGCCAAAGAACGGATTGGCCGTCGAGGTGAAAGATCCAAATTCGAACAAAAAAATGTACCACGAACCGAAAGCGTTCAACAGGTGGTACGGGACCACTTGGAGAACCATGGACCCTACGAGCAAAAATTCCATTTCGGCGAAAAAACACATGTATACTCAAAAAGTAATTCCACGAAATACAGTTCGCCTCGTGCGTTTTACGGGCCCGAGATTTAACACCAACACAGCCGCTCGAATCATTCAAACGGCTGTTAGAAGTCGTCGCGCGAAATAAACACTCAAACGGCGAGTTCGAGTGACAACACCGGGAACGTATACCATGACATCTCGTGATCGAGCTCCAACTGGTCACACGGGAACGAACTGAATACGTCCATGTCGATGTAGGACTGCATCTCGTCATCTGACCCCAAGAACGTGTTCGTGTCCATGATTCGCTTGGCACGCTCATCCGTCAGACGAATCAGACTCGTCGTCTTTCTGAACGCCAAGTAAAACTTCATGTCGTCGCACTCTTCGTCGGGACAATGTTCGTCTATGAACGTGTACGGGCGAAGGTACGTCATATAGTACAGCTTGTTCTTGACTTCGTGCTTTTGGAAAACGGTCTGACAGAGTTCCATACCCTCCTTGTACTGTGCATCCGTCAGAGACTCTTTGACCGAATCGATAAAATCTGAAATTTCGTGTGCTGCCATTGACAAGAAGACACGATACATCTCTAGGCTCAAAATGGTCAACACCTTTGTCACATCCAGTTCCGTCGCTGAATGTGCGAAAGCTCTTGATTACCGTCGACTCGGAAAACAACGCGTCGAGGCGTACCAACTCTGGCGGGCTCTCATGGGAATCACAAAGGGATGGACGAGACACCCCGCGACTCTCATGTGGGCCGGACACACGTGCTTCTTGGCACTGTACTGTAATACGATGATTGACGAATGGGTTGCCCGTGGATACAAAAACACGATGCAAAAGTTGCCACACTGTAAAAACCCTCGCCCGCCGTGGTGGTGGGGGTGGGAACCAATAATGATGTCTCATCGTGCATCACTGAATCGCAAGATGCCCGAGTACTACACGTTCGACGTGGGTGAGTATGCCAAGTGGGGATACGTCTGGCCGACCAAGGTGCCTGTAGAGTGTCGCGACTTAAAAGAACCTCCAATCGACCATGTCTGTGTAAAGTTACCCGCGGTTTCGCGGAACACTTGACGCCCTTGGTCTATTCCGTCGCGGAGTTTTACCGACGTTCTTTGTTTCGTTTCTGATTGGTATTCCGTTTTATTCCAAGATGCTCGTACCATTGTCGTCTCGCGGCTCGCATCGGAGCCACATAACGCCATTTCTCCAGAGCTCGGCGAGCAAGATTTCGTTTTTTCTGAATGTTTGAAAACAATATCGTTGCAGCCTTTGCGGCCGGCGCGTTCTTCTTTAAATTCTTTACAATCGCAGCGAGTTCTTTGAGACTTTTTTGATGGAGATATTTGTTCATTTTTTGTTTGTTCGCCAGCCCGATATTATTCATAACCGAATACGTATACATCCCAGTCGGTTTTGCATAGTACCCCTTATTCATCGGAAACATAGCCGTATGTGAAGCGCTATGAGCCCACAAGTTGGGAAACGGCTTTGTCTGCATGAAATAATAGTTGCGTCCCGGAACGACATTGCGTCCATTTGGAGCGTGAGCACTCGAGCTCGGACTGACTCCGAGGGCGTTTCGGAACGCGTTGATTTCCGCCTGATTCTTAAATCGTATGACAGGCGAAGAATGTATCATGCCGTACGTCGTATTCTTTGGTGTACGGTGATTCACGAACCATATCTCACGCACTTTGCGAATCTGTTCATTCATATTACTTGACGTCGATAAAAAAATAGCACGCGCTCTTCATATGGAGAGGTTTATGGATGTTGCACGTCTGCAAGCGAGTCGCTTTTCCGAGTGTCCGACGACCAAAGTGGCATGTCTCCTGCTCACCCCAGAGCCTTATGTCATTTTCAGTACCGGATGGAACCAAATGCCTCGAGGAATCTCCTGTGAGACGTGGGAAGAAAATATGGTAGTTCACGCCGAAACGAGTGCACTGTACAATGCGGCCCGTATCGGTGCGCGTACTGAAGGAGCGACAGCCGTCGTGACTCTTTTTCCGTGCCTCGAATGTGCCAAAGCGCTCATTCAAAGCGGAGTCAAGACGGTTGTGACAGAGTATCCGAATTTTACCCACCCTCGGTGGGGTCAGCAGTTTCGTATGTCGAAAGATTTGCTCGAACGATCTGATGTTAAAATTATCTACTGTGACGTGTGAGCTACACCTTGGAATTGCGACGTCTTACGGCCGTCTGAATTATTCGGGCGGCTGTGTTTGTGTTAAACCTCGGGCCCGTGAATCGAACGAGACGAACGGTGTTTCGTGGAATCACCCTCTGAAACTGGACGTGCTTTTTATTCGAAATGGCGTTTTTGCTCACAGGATCCATGTTCTTCCAACTGTTCCCATACCATTTATTGAACGCTTTCGGGTCATGGTACGATTTCATATTCCGGTTTGGATGTTTCACCTCGATAGCCAACCCATTCTTTGGCCACTTGACAGTCGTATCACTACCGACTCTTCCTTGCAAGGTAAACGGGTCTATCTTGTTCCCAAGATTACTCCACGGTATATTGACTGGTACAGGGTGTGGCACTGTCTGCTTCTTAAAATTTCTTCGACGAAGTATAACATGATTCCATCGAGCCGGATCGCTCCGGAGTCGGGCATTTCGAGCAGCTTGACGGGCTAAGATTAACGCACGTCCCTGTGCTGTAGGGAGAGCGTGATTACGGATGATTCGTTTCATATCTTCGTTGGAAGTTCCGGTCAGAGCCCCCGCTGGATTTGCACCTGCATTCAAAAGACGTCTGACTGAATTTTTGTTTGCAGTGGTTATCGCATAAAGGAGTGCTGTTTTTTGTCCTAACGGTTTCAGATTGAGGTTGGCCCCCTGGCGTATGAGTTCTTCGAATACATGTCGGTGTTCATGAAGCATGGCATTTATAAGAGGTGTAAATGATGAACTCTTATTTTTGTTATCGACATTTACGTATCCCTGATTCAACAGCATTTTAACTACACCAAGTCGACCCTGACGAACTGCATTTCTGAACATACCTTTGCGTTCGAGATAGAGAGACTCTGCCATTACGTATGCTCTAGAAAAAAGGTATGACTGGTTCGGTCGTCTTCAGACCTCGTAGTTTACGCTCGAGGTTTGCAATGTCCGAAGCGACTATGAACGGGAGCCACACGGGCGTCACGAGCGTCACGAGACCCATGACAACGAGCCGTTCTGTGTACAGTTCGTCTGGCTTCATCTTCGGTAACACGAATGCGTTTCGGACGATACCATAGGTCCACGACCACATGAAAAAGCGTGTATACATCATGTCCATGTAAAGCCATGTGTTTTTAAGTCAGTATTTTTCGAGTAAGGTTCGGTGTCATACCAACACTACGAAGGCCTATGATCGCTGCTGTTGTTCGTCGACGTCTATTCGCTGCCGCGATGGCAGTTCGTATTGAAGTTGTCATCGGCATGGTCAAAATCCCATGGTCGACAGGCACACCTGCATTCAAAAGTACTCGAACGCTCGGCAACTGACTCGTGGTGATTGCAGCCACGAGGGCTTGACGAGTCGGTGGTGCACCTCGATTCAAAAGTTCGCGAATGATGGTTGTATTTTGACCGGACGCTGCGGCGTACGACAGGGGTGACCACCCTGGACGGATTCGTGTATTTACCCGTGCGCCTTTGTTCAGTAGTCTTCGGACCGTGTTGAGTCGTTTCATCGTAATTGAATGCATCAGAGCTGCGTTGAGATGGTTTTGAGATAAATTTCTGTGGAGCAAGTCTTCGACTATGTCGCCTTTATTTACTGTGAGTGCAGTCATGAGCGGGTATAAGTCACGGTCTTTTTTATTCAATGACGCTGGATCCATCTCGAGGATATGTCGGACGTGCCCGAGACTTCCACCTCGTATGGCACGATGAATCTCATGAGGCATACTTTTATCAAAGATATTAAAAGAGACGGATGATTTTACATCATGGTTGATAACGAACTCGATCTGTTTGAACGACGTCTCCGAGCCGAACTCACGTTTCAATTGTCCGTACACATCCACATGACGGCGTGGGAGCAACTCGACCGTTTAGAGCATGACACATGGGAGAATATAAACGCGACGATCCGGGACGTGTTTGCGCCTCGCGTGCGTCAATATGGGTACACGCCTGTGGCTGAAATGTTCCAGGTGTGTCGCAACGTCCTCATACACGTCGTGTGGTCAGCCATGAACGTTCCGTTTCCCCGAAATCCGTTCAGTCACATCGACAGCGTCATCGAAAATGCACTCGACGTATTTAGGATGATGTCGCGTCCAGCCATTCGCGTCGAAATGCTCATCGCGAATCACTATGCACAGTTGATTCAGAGAAACTGGCGGCGCGTCATCACAGACCCTTCATACGCCGTCTGTCGGACGAGACTGCTTGCTGAGTTTCACGAACTCGTCTCTTAAAAAAATATCTCACGAACAGGATATGTATGGAGATATTTTCAGATTTTTTACGTGATTTCAGACACACGTTCAATGCACAGACCGAACGTCCATGGGGTGGCGTCTGGTCCGCGACAAACTTTTACGCCAAGTATCATATTCTGATTGCAGTCGTGACGGATACACACCTCGACCAAATCAGTGATTCGAATATGGTTGAGTTGTACCGGATGTCGCGTGCGTGCGTCGAACGCATCAAAGAAAAAGAAAAAATGTCTAATTGACATGTCGAATATATGCGTTAATCACATTTTCAGGGATACCCTTCTTTTGCATCATATGTTTGAATTTCAATCTTCGGAGTAGCTGTGGTATATAGACGGTTACTGCTCGTCCTGTGAGTCGTCTTCCATTCATCGTGTTACTGCGAATGTCGTGTCTCCGCATGATATTTGCCGCACCTCTACGAAGGGCCTGTTCTGCTGTACCGATGGCATTTCGCCGCTGAAGACCAACTCCGTATATCAGACTATTATTCGGGTGATTATTCATATAGTTACCAAGGTTTCTGTGAGCACGAAAGTAATTGCTGTACAGTCTCATCAACTCGACAGCATCATTCTTGATGGTCATTTTACTCTACGTTAACATTTAAAAAAATGTCTCGCAGTTCAGTAAGATGCAAATCTTCGTCAAGACGCTCACTGGCAAGACGATCACCCTCGAGGTGGAATCGAGCGACACCATCGCCAGTATCAAGGCGAAGATCCAAGACAAGGAGGGCGTGCCGCCGGATCAGCAGCGTCTGATTTTCGCAGGCAAGCAGCTCGAGGATGAACGCACGATGGCCGACTACAATATCCAGAAAGAGTCAACGCTCCATCTCGTGTTGCGGCTACGTGGGGGTATTTAGTTTTCATGGGTGATTTCCGTTCTTGAACATTTTCTTATAGACCCAGCCACCCGGACGTGTCGCGGCCCGATTAATCAGACGTACCAATTTGAGACGAGCGTGACGTTTCGGCGAAAAAACACGTTCATCGATATTGTTACGAACAACGAGCCAAAGACTATTGTTGTTGTTGTTGTTCTGACGATTGTTAAATCTTAGATTGTAATATTCGCGAATAAGTGGTCTCATATTCGCCACGTGTCGATTAATCTCCTGCTGTTTTCTATTGTATTTTTGTTGAAGTTTACGTTCTCTGGCGTACCATAGCAGAAACATTCTATGGGTTTTGGCAGGTGTACCGTAAGTTTCCGCGGTTCCTCCAATCGCGCGGGATAAATTTCCAACCATACTTTTTCGTTCTTTCTTGAGTCTGCTGAATTCTTCAAACCGTCTCTTGAGATTTCCGTGGAGCTGAACCAGACGATTGTATCTCGCCTGGCCCGCCCGAAACTCGGCTTTAAGTTGAGCCATCCGATGAGGCGTCACAGGCATTTAGTAATCTTCTAGAAAATTAATATGAATATTAATAAAGATGTGGATGTACGTCTACGACGACGCGGTTTTCGTCGACGTGGATGTGTACATCGAGTCACAACCCGTCAGCTTTGACCAGGTCAAAGACGTTGTGACGAGTCTCAATCAGCCCGTGAACGCGTACATCGACGTGTCACGAGTTGACCTGACTGAAATAGACTTTATCGGTCTCGTGAATATTATATGGGAACTCCACGACCATACCCGGGATAAGAACATATTGAATAAGATGTACTTTACGGGGGCGAGTCGAGTCGTCCGTTCGGTATGGTCCGTGATACAGTACGCGATGCCGTCATTCGTCCGTCAGTGCGTGGTTTTTAAATATTGACCAAAAGTATGAATCGTTTGTTTCAAAATTCGACAAACAATGGACGTACGGGGTTTGCGTTGACGTCCGCTGCGCCGAACGGAAGTCTCCGCACAGTGTACAACGTCACCAAGGGTCGCAAGACGGTTCGTCCAGGTATGGCAAAGATAGGGTCAGGGCAACAGGGTGTCGTGTTTCTGGCGTCGACTGACCGAGCCGGAAAACACCAGGTGATTATCAAGGTTTCGCCGTCCGACAAGAAATACTCTGCGACGAACCAGTCGGCGCGCGTCGAATACAACATCCAAAAGGCTCTTTATAAGATTGTTCCGAAGCACATTCCCAAACCGATCAAGTTTTTTGCACAGGACCTTTATGTACCCATATCCGAATTTACCAACCGTCGGCCGAGCGTATTCAACTATACAAAACAAATGATCATGTTCACAGAGTACGCCCACGGTGGAACTCTGAAATCATGGCTTCGTAAGATGGGCTCGCGCGTCACAGACAAGGTGATGGCTGACATGATTCGTCAGATTATTTCGACGCTCAAAAGAATTCATGAAAAGTATCCCGAATTTCGACACAATGACATGCACCTCGGTAATGTGCTCGTCGATGACACGGGCAAAAAGGTTCGTTTCATGATTACGGATTTTGGTCTGTCGCGTCTGACTCAGCATGGTTCAAACCCAGTCATTAACTCGGGCAATTACAGAAACTCGGGCATTTCAAACTCGACTTCGTACAAATACGATCTTCACTATTTTCTGAATGCCCTCGACAGCGAGATTCGTAGCGGTCTCCCAGAGACCAAGGCGTTTCTGGATCGCATGCTTCCATTTAGCTACCGCGGAGCGAATACGAACAAGGTGACGTCGTTTCGACTCCGGAACGGTGCATCCAACGCCGGTCTGCCGTCGTTCACGGCGGTCCTTCGCGACCCGTTCCTGTCTGGAAAGTCTCTACGGAGGGCACGGGCTTCGCCGGCGTCACCCAACGTGTCCGTCGGTGGAATCTTCAATACAAACACACCTGCAACGAACGCAGCTGACATTGCCAGTCGCGCACTCAGTAACATTCCTGGCGTTCATGTAAGCGGTGGAGCAAGACCGAGTGCTGCAAACTTTATGCGTATGTCGCCTCGGTCCCGCGCCGCCTTTTTCACACGGGATCGGAACCGTAACGCGTCACGTTCAGTCGTCGTACGTGACGTCGCCCGGACCCGAGGCGCCAACGTCGTTCGGGAGACAACGCGCCGGGTCCCGACTGCGAACGTTCGTCGTCTACCTCTCGGTACAGGATCGCGGTCGACTGCGGCACCTGGCATGTACTTTTTGCCGTCGAGACCTCGCCGACCCTCTTCGGCTGTCCGGTCGTCATCCTCAAGCTCAAATACACGTTCTCCGTTGTCCCGTCCCAGATCTGTAGTTCGTCCGTTGGCAGAAATGACTGCACGGGAACGAACCGGTATTTCACGTGGTATGGCGGCTGCACGACGCGCAGCTCGCATGGAATCGCGTGCTCGTGCTGGTCCGCGAATCTCCCCGAAACAGATTTTGAACCAGTACACAAATAGTCTGAACAACCTGCGTACGCTCTCACGTCGTGCGCTCAAGGCGAAACTGACCCAGGCTGGATTTTCAAACACAAACGCCAACAGACATTCACGTAACTGGGAAACCAATTGGATAGCCAGTCGCCAGTCCGCGAACAACGCCACCAGAAACCTCCGAGCCGGTAAGAACCTCAACAAACGCGGGTACGCCCCGTTCGTGTTCAACGCGGCGCGTCGTCGCGTCGCCGAGAATCTGAGTAAGGGTCCAAACGGACGTATTCGTTCGGGAAAGGCGCTTCTGAGCGGCAAAACAAAGGCACAGCTCGTAACGATGGCCCAGCGTCACGGCATCACGGGTGCGAACAGCATGACAAAAGACATGATCATCATGGCCCTGTATGGTTAGGGCTTAAAAAACACTACCAATGACATTGTAGTAAATGGAAAGCACAGTAGATTACTTCAAGGAGCAGCGTATGAATTTCTCACCCGCTGAGGCTTTCCGCTCATCGAAACCCAAATCTGACCTCCCGGATACTATACTCGACGCCCTGGTGGGGATGAAGAAACCACCCATACCCGCATTCGATGGTCCTCCCATGGCTCCGGTTTTCACCTGGCTCATCGAGAACGATAAATCCAACCTGTACAAAGATGATCGCTTCACATTATTTTTGAATTCTTCTTTGCCCTACGTCGAACAGTACCCGCTCGACAAGGCTGGAACCGCTAGTATGTCTGTTGTTCACCTACTTGCGTGTCCGAACGAACGCATTTATAACGCCGTGAGTCTTCTTCCGAGTGACGTCGAGCTCCTCAAACACATGAAGGATACAGTCACTCGACTCATGGATCAACCTTTCGACGAAACCGACCCCAACAATTTCAAAAACAAGTGTATCACGGCACTCGACGCTAAAATGAAGACACAAAACCTCGGTACTGAACTTGCACTTCGATATGCAGCTGACATTGAAACTTTCAAGAATACAGGTGGTTCTCAAATGCGTTTCTACTTTCATGTTCATCCGAACCATTCAGTAGGTCATCTTCATATGCACTGTCTCGAGAATAACCTACGTACGAGTTATATTCACGAGCACAAGAATACCAGTTACGATGACATTGTCAGCGTCTTGAACTAATCAATGTCCATGTTCTGCTTGATGAGTTTTCGCTCGTACGAAATACATTTTTTTAGAATATCAGTTAGGAGATCAATCTCTTCCAGCGTTTCCTGGGAGAGATTGATCTTGGCGTTCTGGATCTTCTTCTCGACTGCGTTAAAGAGGTTTGTGGATGCACGCATGTTTTTGTCTTGATGTTCACTCGAGAAAATCTGACGAGAACATCACACATTTTAAAAGAATCCGAGTCGATTAACATAATGCAGACCCGTAGCGGGCTCACATACTCGCTTCCGACACGAATGGTATGTGTCGGGTGTATGCTCTATGGCGACAGGTGTGAATGGCATCTCGGACGCGTTGAGACGTATACACCGTGTACAAAATGCGTCGGGTGCGTACTCTACGGTGACAAGTGTGACTGGCATCGAAAGGTTACTTCGCAATCGTAATATCAGTCACGCGAAGCGTTCGTGCACTGTATTCCGTATAGACATTCTTCTTGACATTTCGGCCTCGAATGAGGTATTGTGTATCAAGGTTGACCATCACCTCGTATTCACCACTTGAATTCCATTGATTCGTACCAGCGACACACAGTACCGGCGTTCCTGGTAGAACGGTGATTCGCTGAAGAAGCGAACCATACCCGAGCGCATGCGATACATTGTAGGCAGCCGAACAGAACGAACGCAGTTTATGCCAGTGACCACGGGTCCCTTTGAAAAGATCGAAATTTGTTCCGCGATAAAGAATCATCTTCTTCTTTGATCTCGGTGCATGGGCGATGATGCGTTTAAGATCACTCTTGTACAAGTCGAGTGCCATTCGCTTGACGCGGGTCGGAACACGTCTCAAATTATTCGTGACGAGTGCGTAGCGTTTCTTTTCATCCGTTTCTTGTTTGAAATTCTTGACCCATTGTTCGTCGTCTCTGTACGTGCCGTTCAGGATGAGTTTACGAAGCTGGGGCCAGAGCGGCGTTATATGAATATAACCACCGAGGGCATTAAATGTCGGTACTCGTCCTTCGTATGTGTATGGACCAATCCACGAATGAGAGCGATTTGTATGGGCTTGAACCGTCCAGAAATCATAGTCGGACAATTTCGATATGTACTTGTCTTGGCGCTTGAACCATTCGAGGTCAAAGTCAGACTCCTGCATGGCGACGACAGCACCAGACTCGATGAGAGGTTGTGGAGACGTGTACACCGTCAGATCGACACGACGAGACGTGCAACCCCGGCGCGGTACGCTTGCCGGGGCGTGGCAAAAATCAATACGGATTGTTTTACTCCGAGCACTCAATGTCGCAGCACGACGTCGACGTCTCACGACTTCACGCAACCTGGCTTCTACATTGGCCCGTGTTCGTGGAATCATAGCCGCACGCATTACACGAATCGCGTTAAGGCGATCACGGATCTCAGCCAGACGCCGATTACGTTCGGCTGATGTAATCACAGGGCGAGGAGACGGAGTCGGCATTCGCATGACACCATTGACCGATGCAGGCACTACAACAGGAACGGGTGATTTTTTCTTTTTTTTAGAACTTCCTAAATGTTCCCGAAGTGTTTTTAGTGTACCAGACGAATTCCTGACCTCACGGTTCAATGTGATGGTTTTTTTATTTACATAGTATCGACCTGAAGAATCTTTGCGGTAAACAGGACGTCCGATATTCGTAAAGAAAGTCTTTGTAAATCCTGTCAGGGTCGGTGCCGCCGGTGCCACTGCAGTAACTTTGAGATGATTCTCAAGGGTTTTCGTAACACCAGACGCATTCTTGACTGTGTGCGTCTTGGTGATGCGCGTCTTTCCATCTACGTAATACCGACCCGACGACTCTTTGCGGTAAATAGGAAGCCCACTTGTGCTGTTCGTGAAACGCGTCTTGGTAAACCCTGGTATATCCGGGACTGTCGGTGCTGGTGCGAGTTTGAACTTGTAAATTTTACGACCATGCACGTCAAGGACGTATTCACCACCCTTGGGTCCTCGGTACACGATTCGTCCGAGAGGAGCGTTACGTTTCCCAGTATTCATACTGTACGATGAGAATAAAAAATCGCGTCGTGTGCTCGCCAACCCAGATTAATATACATAAAGAGCACACCTGAAACAGACAGAAACGATGCCTTCCGCGGTTCACACTATGACCGTCGCTCAAAACCAGTGGAAGGGTGACGTCAAGTCGATGATCGCGGATGGCCGGCTCACGAAAGTGAACGTGGTGAACGGCAAGACTCTGTATGCACTCGACCGCAAGAAGTTGGGCATGCCCGAGTGAAGTGTAATATCAACATTCAAAGTTCACACCGGAATTTTTTGAACATTCAATGTAAGAATAAACTAGTGAATACGATACTATCAAAAAAATCTCACACCCCGACCCCACGAACGACATGGTACATGATGTTGAAGTTCAAAAAATCCTGGCATAAGTTAAAAAATCGTAAACCCCCACACGCGCAGGTGTGCATA